ATTCACGGCGAGGATGAGGAACCGGAGAGCGCCGACGATCATGCAGATCGCGGCCCAGCCGAGTTGACTGTCCCATATCCGCAGGAAGCTCACATAGGAGCCGCCTTCGAACAGGCCCGGATTAACCAGCAGCACATAGCCGAACAGGAACAGGCTGACGGCGTGCTCCCATTCGATCATCCGAGCGACGAACACCGCGCTGAAGTTCGTTCGGAAATGGACCATTACGGTTTTCACGGGGATCATCCTGGCGGGGCTCTTGTTATCAACATGCCATTAACCACCGGCCCGCATTGTGTACGGAGCCGGTGCCCTCTCATCAGGGTTTCGGTCAGCGGGTCGGAGGTGCGCCTACACCGCCGGCCCGCGCTTCACATCGGTGCGCTGAAAAGCGCGAGGACGGAGATCAACACAAGGCCGACCACTGTTCCCCAGAACAGCCACCACAAGACGCTCACGGCTTCGGCTCGGGCGGCGCTGCGTTGGCCGGTGCAAGGAACGTCCCGATCAGGCCACCGACCAGCGTCGCCAGCATGTCGATCTGCGTTCCGCTGATCGCGCCATCGGGGATGAACTCGTTCGCGACAGCCCATGTCACCAACGCGCCGATGAGCGAGCCGAACAGCTTCGAGAAGCGCGCCGGATCAAAGCGAGACTTGGCGACGGTAACCGTAGGCTTCGGAGCGACCGGCGGCTCGACGCCGACAGGCACGACTTCATCCTTGACCATCGAAAGCGCATTGGCGCGGACGCTTTCAACCCGACGCGACCATCCCTTGCCGAAGAACGGCCACGTGCCGAGACCGCGGAGGAAGTTCATGCGGTCGTCGCACATACGATTGACCGTCACTGCGTCGTCGGCTTCCTCTGCGCTCGCGAGAGTGTTCGGACCGATCTTCCCATCCGCCTTCGCGCCAATCGCTCGCTGGAGCCACCGCGCGCCCCGTGACGGTCCAGAGTTGACCGCACTGTCCATGGCGCAAAGATCCACGCCGCTAGGCAGCAGGTCGCCCTCCACGACGTTCCAATAGCGCTTGCGGTAAATCTCCCGCGCCTCCTCCTTCGTGAGGTTGCGCACGTCCTCCTTGGTCACCGCCTTGCCGCGGTAATCGCGGAGGGTGCCGATGGTGATCCCCATATTGGTCGCGCCGCCGGGATCGCGGGCATGATCCACATAGCCGCCTTCGAAAGCGAATATGTGATCCATCACGGCTTCGAAGTTGGTAGCGGCCATGCGATTGCTCCAAAGAAAAAGGCGCCCCGGAGAGCGCCTTGCTGAATTGCTGAGTGTGATGCTGGTTAGGTCCGGCAGTCATCATCGAAAATTTGCGATGACATCCAGTAATCGACAAGCTCGTTCGGCCCGTCCTTCATTGCGACCAAGCCGTATGGCGCCTTGTCGTCCAGCTCGCAGAACTTGGTGTAGTAGACGGGCTCTGTCGGCACCGCCCGTTCTGCCTCGAACGTGTAGTAGCCGGGGCCGGTGAACCGCTTTGGGCTGCGACCTTCCATCATGCCACCTTCGCGTCGAAGAACTTCAGTGCCGCAGTCAGGAGCGACTGATCGAACGGGTCTCTGCCAGTGCATTCGCTTAGGACCGCTCGTAAAGCCTCGACTGCGCCCCTGTCCGTTGTGATCGCTGGCGGGTTATCGATGATCTGATCGTAGAGGGGCGAATACGTTACGTCGGCGAGCGCGTCGGACGCATCGTCGTCTTCCGGCGCGTTTGCGTTGAAGTACGTTATCGCCGCCCGATACCGCTGTATAAGGTCCAGCATAGGGTCGTGTACAAGACTTGCGGATGCTCCTGCCCCCATCGCGATCGCGGTGTAGGCACCAGCGGTATGGCCGAAGAAGCCACGGCGGGTTATATTCCGGTCAGCCATGACCAGATCCTCCTGCTTAGGATTGGGTGAGGGTGAGGCCCGGCGGGAAGGTGGTAGCTTCCGCCGGGCCGTTTATTTCTCAGGCGGCAGCCGCTACAGGCGGCAAAAGTTTGGCGAGGACGGTCAGACCTTTCGCAGTCACACGAACCTGAACCGTCTCCTTCTCGCTGCCATCGGCGCGAGTGACGACCGTGATCTTGTGCTCCAGAAGCCCCGAATTGACCTTCGACTGGTAGCCGAGATCGGTGCTGGTGCCGGCACGCCGGTAAATCCAGTGGTGCTGGCGCATGTAGCTGAACAGGTCCTTCGGACGCATCTGCAGGGTCTTCGCCGCATCCGTGATGCAGGTCGAGCCATCCGCCCCTGCGATGCGGTCGAATGCCTGCGCGGTCTCGGCGCCCTCGGCGACCTTCGCTTCAAGCTCCAGAACGCGTTCCGTGTAGCTGAGAAGCATCCCGCGCATTGCTGCTGGATCGTTCAGAGCGGCGAAGGCGTCCGTCCGCTGCTCCAACTCCTCCCATCGGTCGATGATCCGAGCGCGCAACTCAATGTTGTAGCCCGAGACGAGGATCAGGCACTCGCGCCGCGGCAACTGGAAGCAGACCAGAGAACGCCCCGTGTCATCCTTGTACGAGTCCTCGAAAACGCTCGCCTCAATTTTGAGGCCAGTGCACATGGCCCTGATGTCGCGGACCACATTGTCGTGTCGCTTGCCGGTCAGCTCGGCGATGTCGGTCGAGGACATCGTTTTGATGCCGCCGTCGACAGGTCGCTCTAGCCGGATCGCGGGTAAATGGTTATGTGCTGTGGTGCTCATGTCGGTTCCTTCTAAACCGGGGTGAGAACTGGCCGGCGCTCTAACGTCGGTCGGGGAAGTGCGACGGGGCCGAGGTTCCTAGGCCGCCTGCCCCGTCGCTCTGGTGTCCTGGGCCAAGCGCAGCGCCTGCACCACAAGAGCGTTTTGCGAAACGGCTTCGCGCCGTGATCTCTTTTCAAGCCAGAGTTTCAAATCCGCCGGAAGGCGGACAATCAATCTCGGCAGTTCGTCGCTGGGGTAAGCCATCGTATCTCCATATTCCGAGTTGGCATCACTGTCATCTGCCGAGTCGGCATCAATGACAATACGGAAGCATTCCAAGTCGCCACTATCTGCGCTAGCGCTGTGGGCATGTCGAAGAAGCCCTACCCCAGCGAGACCGCCGACCGGTTCATTGTCCGCCTTCCAGAAGGGATGAGGGACCGCATTCGCGATTCCGCTGACGCGAATGGTCGGTCAATGAATGCCGAGATCATTCGGCGCCTCGAAGTCACATTCGACATGGAGGAAACTGAGAAGACGCTCCCGTACCGTTTCTCGGAACTGGACGAGAAGATCGATAAGCTCGACAGGCTCCTTGCAATGACACTTGATGCAATCTCCTCGCCCGAGTCAGAGGCGGATGTCGCTTTCGCCGTCGAGGAGTTCGAGCGCCGGATGCGTGACAACCTCGCTGCGCATAAGAAGATCGTGAAGCGGCAGCGAAAGACTTAGCCCCTCCCCTCATGCAGGCGCACGAAAGCGCGCCCCTGTGCGGTGCGTTGCATGGTGTTTCTCCTGTGGTATGGAAACTCGACTAGAGAGGGCGGATTTTATGCACAGCAGCTACAAGGACCCAGAGCCTTTCGGCCTGCCGCGCGATGAGGATGGATGGACGGTGACGAACCTGTTCGGCCGCATCGTCTGTTTCAGCGATAAGCACGGGTCAGCCGCCGTGGTGAACGGGCGGGTGACGCAGAGGGCGTCGAAGGCGGAGACGCGGCAGACAGTGGCCGAGATCGTATCGCTCGGCGAATGACCCGCACCGATTACTATGCGCTTGGAGCGATCCTGCTCGTCGTTTCAGCACTGCTGCTGGCGGTTCCGGCGATAGCCATCACCGGAGACGAGCCGAGGTACATCCTGTTTGCCGCCAGCATCTGGGAATACGGGGCGCTTGTCATGCCGGCAGCCGAATGGGTTCAGCATTCGTCCGCATGGCTGGGTTACCAGATGGATGCCCTGCCCGCCTTAGGGGACGGTGCGATCCTCGGTCATCCAATCTACGTCACAGCCCTATTGTCACCGTTTGCGGAGTTTGGGACGGCGGGGCTTCGCGCGACGGGATTGATCGTCGGGCTGCTGGGTCTAACCGCGCTTTACGTCGCGATGCGGCACGCCGTTGGGCTGGTTCCGGCGTCGATCGCAACCCTGTGTGCTGGTCTGCTGTTTCCGCTGGTTCCATACCTACACACCTTCTGGGCAGAGGTCTTCATCTTCGCGGGCATCGCTGCGGGCCTAATGCAGCTACCCCGCGCAGGCGAAAGCAGATTCTCCGATCTCTGGCGCGGAGCCATCATTCTCGTCATCCCGTTCATCCACCTACGCGGTGCGGTGATCGGTGCCGCGATATTCCTCGCGTTCTTCCTGCGGGTCTACCATAGCGCCGGGCTCGACTTCAGAAGGCTGGCCCCGTTGGCATTGCTCGCCGCCGCTTTCGCCCTGCTGCTCATAGGCCTGAACATCTTCGTCTACGGCTCTCCGATCGGCTCCGTGACCACCGCCCGGCCGCCGTCGTTGTTTGAAGTCTACGATGTCGTGGCGACAAACCTTGTGACCGTGAAGGGCCTCCTGCCATACGCTCCGATCTGGGTCCTCGGCTACGCTGGGCTGATAGCGGGAGCCGTTCGCCGAGAACGGCTTGTCGTTGAGTGCAGCGCTTTCGCGATCGTGGCGCTCCTCACATCGATCGGAATCAACCCGGGTGAAGGAGCGCCGGGACGATTCCTCATCGCCTCCGTCCCCATGCTTGCCATCGGGCTGGCCTACTGGCTTTCGCGCTCAGACAATCGGTGGCAATGGCTACTGACATCCGTGCTTCTGGTGCTGTCCCTGGTGCACACGGCCGTATTCATCGTGCGCCCAAATCTGCATCTGGAGAACCGGCAGTCAGATGTCGTGTTCCAGCACATATTTGACCGGATCGGCCTGTTCAACTTCGGCTTGTCCGCTCCGGTCGAAGGGCTCGACACGGGTTTGGGGAGAGCTTTCCTTCTGATCGTTTGCCTGCTGGCTGTTCTAGCAGCAACATCCATCATCTACGCTCGGCGACGATTTGCCGTGGCGGGGTTCCTGCTGGCGCTCGGCTTGCTGGAGATGACAAGGGCGAGCGAGATACCCGTTCAACCCACGATCGAGGGCGGCGTCTTGACCGCAGCGCTCCCGACGACACCTGGGCAAGTCTCGATGATCTTCGGGAAGCCATGGGAGCGCTGGTACGCACCGCCTTATCCGCTGATAAACAGCACGACGTCGATCCCCGGAGGGTTTGTCGAGCAGGACACCCGCCCGGCCAACCCGATATTCTCCGAAGCGTGCTTCCGAGGAATTGATACGATGACGCTGCAATCCTCCGGCATTGACCTTGCCGCCGCCTCGAAGTTCCGCCTGCGCGCTTTTGAGACGGCTTCGGTGTTGAAACGGTCCTATATCCGATTCATGCAGATATGCGACTGAGAGAGGGCGGCCGTGCTTAAGAACATCACGACACAGCAACTGTGGGCCATCGCCGCCGCCCTACTCTTCATCGTGGTGACGAACTTTCTCCGAACGCCCGACACGCGCTCGTTTGACGAGATCAACAGGGATATGACCGAAGCCGCGACCTTCAAAAGAAGCGCGGCCTCGGCACTCCATTAGACCGCCTCGTACTCGACCGTCAGTGTGATGGTCTGGCTGTCGCCTGGATAGGCACCAGTAGGACCGTTGATGAAGAACGAGGTTCCGCCCGCGCTGATCGCCGCCCCCACCATGCCGAGAGAACTGTTGTTCTTCCCGCTGCCGCTGCCGCCGACAGACGCAGTGAACGGCGCGGTGACGGTGATCGCCCCACTGCCACCTGTCCCCGTAGTGATGAGCAGCCGGACGGTGGTCCAATTTCCTCGGCGGGTGTAGCTTGCATTGATCGTAGCGCCAGACGGCGCACCGCCAGTTGACGAGATGGTCGCGGCATACGTTCGCATCTCTGGCGTCTCGATGATACCTCCACCGCCGTAGGCTGTCGGGGCCGTGGTGGCAGGCTTGGAAAGCAGCCGAATGCGATTGCCGGCCTGTGCAATGAATTCCGTACCCCCGATGGAAAGGCTTTCGGAATTTCCGATCGTCATCAGGTTGCCGGTGCCTTCGAGCCGAACCGCGCCGACCGTCGACCGGAAACAGATAAGATCGTTGATATGAATGCGCCCGCCGTCGCCGAACATGCGCAGTCCTTCGACGGCTGGTGTCGGAACCTGCCCCGCATGAATGAACCTATCGAAGTGCATCGTCGTGTTGTCGGACAGCGTGAGCAGCCCTGTCGTACACCCGTCAGAATAGAATGAACCGGCGCGGAGTAGGTTGACACCGCCGCCCGGCATCACGCCACCGCCCGGCAGAGCAACATCAGCTTGTTCGTAAGCTACGAGGCTGGTTCCCATGCCATAGATGAAGATGCGTCCGAAGTCTGCGTTATCGAAGCGGCCAAGTTTGATCGCTTCCGAGTTCGCATTGACCCATGAAGTCACGTCAGGATCAAACGACCAGAAAGGCCAAAAGTGAATTTCATCCCACATACAGGTGTCGTAGACGTTCGTTGCCTCGATACCCTGGACGAGCGGCTGGCCCTTGATGTTATTGAGGGTCACTCGACCCGAGCCGAGCCCGTTGGCCGTCCCCTTGAGGCGAATTGCGCGAGATGAATTCAGGAACATAACGTCCTCGACGTTCACATCGTAGGCGCCTTGGATGTCAATATCGAAGTCATGTGCGGCCGGGACGAAGCCGGGTCCAATGGCCGGCTGGGTGCGGCGGAAGTTGACGCCCTTGATGCTGCGGTTTGTCGAGCCACCGCCGTCCGAGATGCTTTCGGCGGTGGTGATGAAGCCGACGCCGCCGTGCGTGATGTGGAAGTACGTGAAAGTGCCGTTAAGTTCACGCCCTGCCTGCCCGCTACCAACGATGTGAGCGCCGGACGGCCAAGTGATGGGGCTGTCGAGCGCGATGGTGTTTGCAGGAAAATGAAGCGGCTTGCCCTCGGCTCCTACGGCTGTAACGGCACTTTGCACCGTCGCGGCTTCGTCATTCGCGCCGGTCAAATCGACGCCATCCCAATCGCGAATGTCAGCTCGGTCCCACAGCTTGCTCTCTGTCGTGCGAATGGCTGGTGAGGCAATAGGCGCCTCGAAGACACCCGAAGCGCCGGCATCCCCCGTTGGCTGAAACGACAGCAGAACCGTGTCGCCATCCTCAAACGGGCTGGTCTCGCTCGCCGCGATATTTGAGCCTGTGATGTTACGATAGCCGGCAGGGCTGGCAACCGAAGACGCCTCAAAGGTTAGCCACTTCGTCGGGTCGCCGACCGCATAGAGGCGGGCAAAGCCCTTCACCGGGTTCGTGCTGTCATCAAAGGCATCCAGAATGCCGGAAACGTCCACGCCGTTGATGTCGAGCGTGTCCGCGCGGATTGTTAGCGCCGCGTCTTGCTGGGTGGCAGACAGCCTCAGTTTGCCGTTGCCGGGATCGCTGTCCGTGATCGTGGTGGAGAACACATAGCGGATCGCCAGTGCGCCCAGATCCACGTCGAGATTGACAGTGCGAGACGCGAAGGAGGGAACCGTCAGCGTGTTGGCTGGGCGGATTTCAAGCATGGTGGGCTCCGGGCTGCGGATATGAAAAAGCCCGCTCAAGGCGGGCGGTCAGTCAGCGAGTTGTGGGGAGGCTCAGGCGGTGGAGTCGTTCGCAGGGAACACGATGATGTCGCCGGTCCAGATGATCTTGGAGACCTCGCCGAGCAGCGCGTCGACCCATGTGATGCGGAAGAACTGCTCCCATGTGCCGATCGGCAGGGATGCCTCCACCTGCGACTGCGGCAGGAAGAACGAGATCAGGCCAAGCGTTGCGTCTTCCTTGCGGATGGTGCTTTCGGCTGACGACAGCAGTTTGAGCAGAACCGAATGATCCAGCGTCGGCCGCGCGAACAGTTCCAACGTGTAGCTGGTCACGTCGAACGGTAGACCTGCATTGTCCACGAGTTGCGGCAGGGCGTCGTACCAGTCCTCGCCGTGCCAGACGCGGATGGTCGCGGAGTGCGGACGCTCCGTCACGATGGTGTCGGCCATAATGCCTCGCTAGGTGATGGTGATAGGATAGTCCGAGGACCAGGGGCCGATCGCCTCAACGCCTACGCTCTCGCGGATGCGGACCTGATAGAGGCCGGGCGCCACGGTGCCACTCTCGGCACTGTCGCGCGTGTCGGCGACGGTCATCGCCGTATAGGTGCCGCTGGCGTCGGGGCGATACTGCACATCATATGCCCGATTGAGCGCCTGACTTGGCGTCCAGTCAGCGCGGATCTTCGGGCCGGCAATCTGCGAAAGCGTGATGGTCGGAGGCGTCAGGTTGAAGTCTGGCGAGGTGTCGGGCGGGACGGATGTAGAGGTGCCCTCTTCCGCTGTTGTCCAGTTGTAGGACGCCGCGTTGGCAGAGCGCAGGGATAGACGCACGCCGCTGAAATCCGGCAGAAGCTCTGGGCCGCCCTCGACCCAATATGGGCCGTTGATGTCCAACTCAGGCCAGTTCAGGGTGATGACGCGCTCGCCGATGACGTTGAGCCCGTTTAGGTTGGTGACGACCTCGCCGACCCAATCGCTGTTCTCGCGCGCCATGCGGATCTTGGCGAGACGCCGCGCCTGGCTGTGCGACGGGATCTGCACGAAGTCCGCAGGCACCGTTACGAGTTGCCCGGTCGCCGAGATGTCTGCGACATCTTGCCAAGGCGTCCCATCGTTCTCGATGTAATCCAGCGCAGGGTCGAGATACTGAAACGACAACTCGTTGAACCGGGACATGGCGTCAGGCGGCGCGAAGTTGGTTTCGAGAATATGGCCGGCGTCAGCGTCAATCGTGACGGTCGGGGCTTCCCACTTGCCGCCGCGGATAGAGACCTTGCCGTCCTGCGTCGGGTACAGCCGCGCTTCACAGGCTTCCAGCAGGCGGGCCAGCACGTCCTTGCGTGCCTCTGTCAGTGCGACCGAAGTGGCTACGCGATAGCGGCGCTCAGTGCCGCCGGCAGCCAGCGCGACCGCCTCATCGCAAAGGTTCGCCATTGCGATGAAAGACGGTAGATCCATCTTCGTGATGGCTCGGTCGTATCCATCCTCGTGCGTCAGGTAATCGAGAACGACGAGCGCCGCATTGTCGCTCCACTCCCACGTGGCCTTGTTGGGATGGCGGTGCGCGCCGCTACCGCCAGCCACCGTGGAATCCTTACGCGGATCGTAGATGCGAGCGCCACGAATGAGCGCTGAGAACTGCGGCTCGCCGGAGGGGTAGTGAGCCTGAAACTCGGTGTCTGGTCCTGACTTGCATTGCAGCACGGCATAGGCGGTTCCGCGCAAACGATGCGCCGATGTCCATTCGGAGAATGCGCTATTGAGATAGGCGTCGACCGTCTGGTCATCTGTGCCGAGATGCGTGGCAACCCGCACAAGAGGATTGCTGCCATTCTCCCACGGCGCCGTCACGACCCAGCCGGAGCCGTCCAGCGTTACGGGCGTGTCCTGGAGATAGAGTTGCTCTATGCCGTCGACCTGACGGGACGACAGCAAGATGGCCTTGTAGAGCGCCCCGCCCCGGCTTTCGTAGAATGCGAGAGACCCGCCGACCTTCACCCGGCCATAGTGCCAGACGCGGGCCGGAACCGCCTGCCGAGACTCCACCTGTCCGTCGCTTGGCTTCGGCTGCTGGGGGCGGTTGAACAGGGAGGCGACGTAGGAGACACCAAGGCCGAGCGCGATGGTGCCGACTGTCGAGGCGATCGAGCCCAGCACGCCAACGCCGATGATGGCATTGGCGACAGCGACACTCGCACCCGCGTTGAACGCGGCCAGCGCGATCGGCATGAAAATCGGGTCGGCCTTTGCCGGGATCGTGACAAAGGTGAGCGACGCCAGAACCGAGGAAGCGGCCAGCGCAGCGCGAACGGATCGCAGCATTCAAACTCTCCAGGCTGCGAGAATTGGCACCTGCCGGAAGCGCAGACCGCCGGGGCCGATGCAGGCAGTCCATGCGCCGGTCACGATGGCGCCTAGTTCGCCCTCTGGGGCGTCCACCAGCGCGATATCGCCACGGCGGGCGGCATTGGTGCGACGAATGCCCAGCGGCGCCACAGCGGACCCTATGAGGGCTTCACGCGAACCATGCTCGGCGATAAGTCGATATGCGCCGGTCTTTGTAGCGTAGCGGGCGCGGTATCGGGCGTGCGGGTTGACGCCGTGGCGAATGGCGACCCACTCGCCGAGCCATGACAAGCAGTCGGCGCCGTCATCCGCCCATGAAAAAGGCCGCTGTGATGCGGCCTTGAGGAAGTGCGAGAGGTCGTCCATTTCAGAAGACCGGCCAGGATAGGCGTTTATTCTTCAACGTCGGGATGAACTGGCAACCGAGGTCGCCGGGGAACCGCGCCTGCTGGTCGCGGTCGGACCAATAGGCGAAGGCGGCAAGATTTCGCGTCGTCCAGATCGTCTCTGCCGTCATGCTGATGGACCGCTGCGACGGGCCTTTCGCGCCATAGCCGAGCGTGTCCATGATGAGCTGACGCACGACCCATTTGCTGCCGAGCGGCTGCATGGTCTCGACATCGAGGAACAGCCCGTAGATCGTCACGTCGCGCCCGCGCACGCTCGCACCTGAGCGAGCCAGCGTCACGAATTCAGGATCGACACCCGACAGCGCGAACGTCACCTTCTCAGCGTCGTCGTTCTCGCCAAAGCTGATGGACGAGATCGAGCCGAGTTCGCCAGTCCCGAGCCATTCGAAGCCGTCGAGATCGAGGAAGCCGGTTCCGTTCCAGACGCGGCGAATGCCTTCGGTAAAGTCGAACTCGACGAGGTTGACGAGATGCACGACCCGTCCGGCCATCGCTGCCTGCTGGAGAGCGGAGAAGTCTGCCATCAGATGACCTCGGTGAAGTCCATGGACACCATGCCAGTGCGCGCAAGCTGGATGTCCAGAGCGCCGCTGGCATCCTCGACCAATCGCATTTCGCAGGTGGGCCGGGTGAAGTTGACCGACTGGCCGAGCGTCACCGCATCGCGAAGCGGAGGCTCAATCGAGAATGTCGTCGCATTGATCGCCGCGGTAATGACGTGGAGCCGCCCGGCCGATGGCGAAAAGTATTGCCCGACCTTGATCGGCTCGCCCTGGCTGATTGTGATCTGGACCGTCGTGGCGCGGCGTGCTGCGGCGGCTGCGAATGTCGCGATCACCTCGCTCTCGCTGGGGATCTCCGGGTCAGCGAAGGCGGTACCATCCAGCCGGCGGCGGCGCGTGAAGCCCGGATGGAGAACGCGGCCATAGGCATCCTTCGGCCAGTTCACCCGCTTGCCGTCGAATGGTGAAACGAGGACAGTGCCGGTGCGGCCACGAAGCGACAGCTTGAACGCGCGCCACGCCAGCACCTGTGCATTCGTCCGCACATAGATGCCGCCGAGAGACGCACGCCAGCGCCCGGCGCCCGAGCCGACGATCTGCTCCTGCCCATTGGTCGAGACGCCACCCGAACGGGAAGCATTCTCGATGTCGAACAGGACGGATGTCGGGATGAGGCCCGCGGGGAACGCTGTCGCCATGCTAACCGGTCCTCCGCTGGCGATCTTGCTGGAGCTGAGGGAACTGCGCCGCCGACTGCTGCATGGCCTGCTGCGATCGAACCTGAGCCCGCTGGTCGGAAATGCTGGTGACGAACGGCGTCAGGTTGCCGGACTTGTCGACATCGACGCCGACCGTCACGTGGACACTGGACGCGCCGCCCTTGGCTCCCTTCGGGATGACGACCTCGCCCCGCTGGAGAATTGCCGGAACCTCGTCGGGCTTGAGCCCTGCGACACCGCCGTTGTGATAGCGCGTCGCTCCTGCGAACACTGCCGGCGATACCGAGCGCCCATGGCCGTAGCCATCGCGTCCCGCGGTGCCGCCGCTGTGGAGGATGCCGGGGATGATCGACCCGCCGAGCAAACCCTTTCCGCCCCCGAACAGGCCGCCTCCCTTGCCGCCGAACAGGCTATCCAGGCCGATATCCAGAAGGCGATCCGCGACACGGCTCAGGGCGTTCTCCAGGGCGTCTGCCGCGCTGGTTCCCGACTTCAGGTCGGAGATCATGCCGCCGAGGACATCGCGGCTCAGGTCGTTGACCTCTTGCTGCGATGCCTTGAGACGGTCCATCGCCGCCTCTTCCTGCTCGATGGCAGAAACCAGTTCGCCGATCTTCGCCTTCTGCTCGTCGGTCGCCGCTGCACCAGCCTTGCGAAGCGCTTCGGAAACCCGGCGCTGCTCGTCCGTCAGGCCGATGACGCTGCGCTCGTGCTCAAGATCGGCGATCAGTTCCTTGACCGCGTCGGCCTCGCGCTTGGCTGCCGCTGCCGCCTTGTCTCGACCACCAGCGCGACCCTTGCCACCACCGCCGGCCTTTGCCGGGGCGGCGTAGTCGGACAGCGAGATCGGCACGACCGCCGCTGCCGGGCGAGGCGCGACACGACCGCCGCGCTCAGCCAGCCCCTCACCGGTGCCGGACGTGATGGCGAATGCGTCTTCGATGCGCTCGTTGCCGCCGCCGAGCTGGGTTCGGATCTGATCCTTGAAATTCTTGGACAGCGCGTCGCGCGAGATGCGGTTCTGGAACGCCTGCTGGATGCCGGACAGACGTCCGATCTCGCTGGCGAGCTGCGTAATCGTGCCGATCACCGAGACCGCGGCGTTCCCAATGTCGAGGATGCCGTTGATGACCGGCGAAAAGTCGGTGCTCGCGATCGTGTCCGAGAGGCTTTCGAGAACACCCGCAAGCCGCTCGCTGGCGCCTGAGCCTTCGTTCAGCTTGCCGGCAGTGTCGGTCAGGACGTTCTGGAGACGGACAAAGCCTTGGCTCACGGTCTGCTCAGCGTTGGCGACCTGCCCCTCGAGGATGCCGGCACCCGCCTCAAACGCTCGGAAGAACGCTTGGGACGAAACCTCGCCATTGATGATCAGTGTACGAAGGGCAGCGACAGACCCGCCCGCCTCTTTCAAACCGGCTGCGGCGGCGCGAGCGATCGTCGGCGCGCCTTCGAGAATGGAGTTGAACTCTTCCGCCCGGACAACGCCGCCACCCAGCGCCTGCGTCAACTGGATTAGAGCGCCACGGGCCTCGGCTGCTCCGGTCCCCTGCACACGTAACGCCAACCCGATCTTGTCGGTGAAGTTCAGCATCTCCGCAGTGTTGATGCCGAGTTCTTTTTGCGCGAGCCCGAGGCGAGAATAGAGGGTTGTCAGCGTCTCCAGCGGAACATAGTTGCGCTGAGCACTGGCGAACAGTTCGTCATAGACCTTTGTGAGCGCCTCGCCTTCTAGGCCTGTCACCTTGAGCGCGTTCTGGATACGGATGGATGCGTCGATGAGCTGCTGCGCCCCGCGAAGCGTCACGGCCCCGCCAAACGCCAGAGCGAGGGAACGCCCCATCGCGACCGCCGAGCGGCTGATGCCGGCGTTCATGCTGGCGAAGTTCCGCTCCATCACACTGGTGGAGCGCTTTGTGTCGCTCTCCAGCTTCTTCAGCGCACGACGGATTTGCGCCGTGTCAGCCGAGATGCTGAGAACGAGATCTTCGACATCACGCGCCATGGTCACTCCTTGGTCTGTAGCCAGTCCCAGAGCGCATCGGCTTCCTCTGACGACAGGTCACTGCCGGCATCGGGATTGTTCGCCTGCTGGTAGCCCTCGACGACTGCGAGGTACTGCCAGATGCTCATGCGGTCGATTTCTTGCGGGGTGAAGCCGAGGACGGCGCCGGTTCCGTAGATGGCAGCGAACCGGAGTTTGCCGTTCGGGAGCGGCGCTTCCCCCGACCCCGACTTGCTGCCTCTGCTTTTTTTCCGACTTCCTCCTCGGGCGCTCCGATCACGCCCGCGGTTGCGATGTCGAGCGCCAGCTTCCACGATTCCATCGGGGGCCGGTCCTCGACATATTGCCGGATGAGCTTCAGAGCCTTGGCTGGCTCCAGACCACCACCGATCAGGCCGTAGCGGATGACCTCGCGAATGTCCTCGATACGCCAGCGGCCTGCCGCCAAACGGTCGAGGATGACATACGGCCCCGCGTCGCAGGATTCCTGAATGTCGCGCCATTCGCCCCAGCCGAGGCGAAAGGTGTAATCGTCATCGCCGAAGGCCGCGGTGTGCGAACCGTTGCGGCTCATCAGGTGACGACCCTCGTCATTTCACCATCCGACTGCATGGAGACGTTCGCCGTGGCGCGCTGCGCGTTTTCGGCACCCACCTCGAAGCTCTCGACGTGCATCGCGCCAGTCCATGTGATCGTTTTCGTGGGGAATTCCCATTCGATCTTCACAGAGACGGAATCGACGCTCTCCCATGCGTCCAGCCATGTCTCAACGCTCTCGGACGCCAAGACACCTTCGCCGCCGACAGTCATGGAAAGCGAAGCAGCGTCGCGTCCCAACCAGTCCACTTTATCTGGATCATCACAATCCGGAAGTTGAAAATCATTAAGTGCTTTGCTCAACGTAATAGAACGCGAAGTAAAACCACACGGAGCTGCGAATACCTCTGGGGATGCACCATCGCCAAGAAGCACTCTTACTTTGCCACCCTTGATAGTTGTTGCCACGGCCATTTAGAATGCTCCATAGAAAAAGGCCGCTCGACGGCGGCCTGATTGATGAGGTTGTGTTTGTTTGCGGTCAGATCAGCAAAGTGCGCTTTGCGCCCTTGCTGACGTTTTCCCCTGACCACAAAGGCCGGAGATTGGTTAGCGCCCACGCAGCCTTGAAGCCGGGGCACTCAGGGGTGGCGAAATCGAACGACGCGAGTGGCAAAATGTGATCGATGTGCCATTCGCTCCTGTTCGCCCAAGACATCCCTTTGGCAAACTGGCGTTCCAGGTGAAGCATCAGGTCGTTTAGCGAATATCCCACCAGGGTTTCCCAGCGCCTGCCTGACTTACCCGCCTGCATAGAGAGGCGGATTCCGTGCGATATCCTCTTACTGATGTCATACCCAGGGTTTGAAGCGCGGTGTTCGCGTTCCCACGCATTGACCATGGTCCGTCGATGCTCGGATCGGGAGTAAGCAATCAGTTTTTCTCTATCGCGCGCTCGCTCTTTGGCGCGTCTGGCGAGGACCTTCTCGCGATTCCTCTCATTATAGCGCCGGACTTTCGCCCTAGCCTTCTCTCGGTTGTTCGCAGCCCATGCGTTCATGCTCTCCTTTCGAGCGAATGGCTTGCATGGCTCGCAGAATATCTTCCGAGCTTTGGATGGGAAGCTGTCTCCGCATCGTTTGCATATCGACAACCGGGGCGGCTCAGCCGCTTTGCGCCGGTGATATCTCTCCAACTGGTCTATACGCCGGGCCGCTCGTTTGTACGTGAACTGGCAAGGCTGGCACCGCTTCTGCTTTGACCCGGTTCGGTCGAAACGCACGCCGCAATCGGCGCAGTCCACTGGCGCAAAGCATCGAGCAACGGTATTCGTCTGATTAGCCATTCTGACCTCCGACAAGGTTGGCTTGGTTAGAAGCCGTCGAGAGGTGAGATGCTCGGCGGCTTCGCCTTTTATATACTGTCCGGCCGTTCCACGAAAGCTTCGAAAGTTAAAACACCGTGAGATGTTAAACCGTCGCTATCGCGGAGAATGCGCGTCTGCCGGTGGCGGAAATAGACAAGGGCGTTGTTCGTCAGGGGTAGGTCGTATTCGTGCAGGGCAGCGCGAACCGCGTCACTCACTGCCTTGACCTCGGGAAAGCCGACAGCGCGCGACCAGCAGTCGATCTGCAACGAAATGTCGAAGCCGTCGATACAAGTGGCGTCTTCCGTCAGCTCATCGGTCGGGCCGAAGGTCACATATGGGAACGTCGCCCCGTTCGGCACCTGATCGTAGATGCGTGTGCCGATCAGCGAGGTGACGGCGGCAACGGCCTTGAGGCGCGTTACGATGGCACCCTGAAGCTCTAGCGAAGGCGATGTCATCTATCGTTTCCTCGCCTTGCGAACGGCTTTGTTGACGGCGCCCGCGACCTTGCGCCGGATGCGCTTCTTGTTGGCGCGGTAGGTCGGGAAGACATGGGGCTGCGCGGCCATCTTGACCGTGCCAAATTCCAGAAAGCGCCAGATGAACTCCGCGAAGATGCCGGTGGCGTTCGGGTCTTTGGACGTGCCCACACGGACCTTGCTTCGTCCGGCTGTTCGCCCGCTGAGCTTTGCGCCCTCGATGCTGGCCCGATATTCGCCAGTCTCGCCAAGGGGCGCGACACGTTCGATCGCAACGGCCAGATCCTGCGCCGCTTCAAGCTGCGCCTCTGCCACTTCCTTTTCCGTGTCCGGCAGGAGGCGATTGAGCCGCCGATAGAGCGCCGCCCGGCCTTCAATCTTGGCCCTGACCCTCACGCCGCGGTTCCGCTCTCCACGGTCAAATAAACCCATGCCGGATCGGTGACGCCATCCACCATGTCGATGGCGTAGACCGTGCCCAGGCGCGCGTCCCTCATCCGCCAGCCCGGCTGGATCGACCGCGTCTGCGACGATGAACGGACATAGACGCCGAGCACATTGCGGCCTTCCAGCCGCGCGGCGATGACCGCCTCGGAGCCGCCGCGATGGCGGAAATCCGCGCGGGTCTGGAACTGCTCAGCGAAATCGCCGGCCACGGTGTTCCCGTAGCCATCATCGACAGTCGAGCGAGCATCGAAAGCCACCCGATGGAGAAGATCGGGGGCACTAGGCGGTTTCGCCATCGTCTTTCGCCTTCCTTGGCGCGGCCACGGCCCCGGCTGCAATCGCCGCGTTGATGTGTGCCTGGGGCGCGCTTCCGCTCCATCCGGCCTTGTAGGCGACCGTCACCGGCTTGCTCGGGACGCGGTAGTCGAAATCGCGCAGGAATGTCGCTCGGGCCATCAGATCCAGTGCTCCTTCAACCAACCGACGTTCGGCAATTGATGCGGCTTCCGTTCTCCGTGGAAGTAGACGACCCGCGTGTCGCCAAGCCCGCGCTTCTCTACGTGACCTTTGTAGGACCGAACCGCGCCGGGGAACTCGTCGTCGATGAACCGATGCGCGAAGCGCCGGCACCAGACCATGTCGTTCTCGCCGCGATGCTGCGATGCCACCTTGCGATGGCCCGCCGGCACCAGCGCCACCCCGTTGCAGGCGATCTGCGGATGGTAGGGATCGCGGGGAAGCGCGAACCGATCTGCCGTCATGCAGTAGTCAGCGAGCGCGTCGCAGTTGCCCGTGACGACCGTGTCGAGACCCACAAGGATCATCGGAACCCCCATGCGATAGGGCTCGATGCAGGTCGAATAGTCCGGCACCTTGGCCTTGATGCGCTTCTGCTCGATGGGCTCGGAGAATGTCCGGTCCTGATCGGTGAAGCACACGAAACGGAAGGGCTGCGACAGGTTGCGGGCAAAGCCGCGGTAGAGCTTCTCAACCCATTCTTCCGAATAGCAGCGGGAGAAGTTGCGGGAGCCGCTGTTGGCTTCCCAGAACAAGGTCGCGACCGTGAGCACTAGTCCGCGCGAACTTCGCTCGACAGCTTCGTCAGGTAGGCCGCGCACGCCTCGCCGTAGGAGGGTTCGACACCATCCGACTCTTCCCGAAGGAACTCGTTCACGGACTGGAACTCACGCTCGAACTCTTCCGGCGTTTCGATGAAGCGCCGCATCCATTCGTTGAAGCATTTCACCATCTGAACGTTGGTCATTTGGAGGCCTTCCATTGAAGCTATGCGGCGTACCGCATCCGCTTGCCACGCCGATCAAAGGGGATCGGCACCCATCCGCCACCACGGCGCCACAGGCAGCCATCCGGCACATCGCGGTCCACGACTGCGCAGGCAGCCACAACGGCGCCCCTACCCACTCGCACGCCCGGCAGGACAACCGCATTCGCTCCGATCGACGCGCCATCCTCGACAATCACGCAGAACCGCTCACCAGAGCGCAGGAGCGTGTCGTCGTAACCGGCCATCGAGACTTCCGGCCAGACATCGTTCGCAAAGACCACATTCGGGCCGACGAACACGTCATTGCCGATCTGGAACCCCGGCCCCATGACGACGCCGGATGAAATCTTGCAGCGATCACCGAAGACCGCGCCCGAGAGCACAACCCCTGCCCCGACAGTGCAGTCCTCACCGATCACCGTGCCGCAAACCACCGAAGCGAATTGCCAGACCGTCGTGCGAGCGCCGACAGTGGCGCCCTCGACATGCGCCTGGGGGTGAATGGCAGCCTGCAAGTCGATCATCGGAAGATCCGCCGATTGCTCGCGATCTCGCGAAGGGCCTTTTCCTTCACCGGCTCGCCACCATCGTAGATGGCGCGGACCATGGCGGTAATGTTGCGCTGGTCGTTGGCATTCGGCGCCAGTTCCGGGTCGTCGCCCGATCCGCTCGTGCTCGGGTCGTCGTAGCCGGCGGAAAAGCGCACGCGAACCGGGAACTGCCGGGTCGAAAGCGTCGGGGAACCGAAACTGTCGTTGAACCAGACCTCGGCGCCGTCGTCCGTCTGCCGGATGTACCAATCCGCGGCGTCCACCGTCTGCTCGGCATGGGTTGCGTCGAGATACAGGACCGACACGACCTCGCGAACCGGCGAGGCCGGGATGCAGATTGGATCATCCCAGCGCTCGCTGCGATATTCGAGATCCGCCGGCAGCATCATGCGCCCGGTGTAATCCTCGTATCGGCGAGTCTCCGACCGGATGTCCCGTGTGAGCATGTCGTCATCGTCCGCGAAATCGACGCGCAGGTCTGCCTTCACGTCCTCAAGCGGAACAGCGAGCCCGTCTGGTGTCGATAGCCGGATCAGCATCAAGGGCCTCCAGAAGGCTCATCTTCGGATAGTTGACCAGAGCCGAAATCGGGCTGGCGTTGATGACCGTGATGCCCATTGCGGCGATCGTCTCGGCCGCCGCGTCCATGCAGCGCCGCCAGCGATCAACATTCCGGTCTGTCGGGTTGTTCAGGCCGGCGGCGTGGCGCCCGTGCCAATGAAGGCCGTGGTCAAGCCGCATGTCGAAGCCCACCAGCACGATCTTCGCCGGATGCATCTGCACAGCGAGGTTCAAGCAGTGGAAACCGGAGTTGCCGGACCATCCGACAGTCCCGGTCTTCAGCAATTCGAGCCGGTCATCGTGCTTGTTGACCCCAACGGCCTTGATGCTCCAGGGCTTGGCCACCGCTGTCTTGTCGACAGACAGTTTCAGCCCGGTGAAGTCAGGCACGCCCTGATTGACGCGCCACCATGCGAAATCGCAGGCGTAGAGCGCATCAGCCCACGGCGCGAGGCGCCAGGAGTTGTTGATCGCGATCAGTCGGCAGCGGTCTTCCGCTTCGTATAGCGGCGCTTTTGCCGCGCTGGGGCCTCCTGCGACGACGACGATCGTTTCGCCTCGCCAGTCGGGCCACCAGTCTGGTCCTCCCGAGGGGTGGCGGCTGCCGTCTTGGCGGCCTCCTTTGTCGATGACTGCACCGGAACGAACAGGCCGCGCTTCACGAGTTGCTGAGCCTGATGATCCGCCACGTCGATGATCTGGCCGCGCCGGACCCGACCGTAGCCGCCGAATGCGCCGCGAAGGGCCTTGATCTGCATGCAAACCTCCTTCGGTTCATGAGACGGGCGACCGAAGCCGCCCGTCGTGATGACCCGAACTCGATCAGCCGGAGACGTTGCCGAAGTCGCCGGTAACGAGTGCCCCCGGACGCTTCACGGCGAGAGCGAGACGCTCTTCCGCACGCACCGTCAGCATGTTCTTGATGAAGTTGTCCCGATCCTCGGACGAGATGAGCACTTCCGCGTCCATCCGGTCGTAGATCTTCGCGGCCATGCCGAAGGCGCCGGTGAGGAACTCGTCCTCGTCCATCGCCTGGGTGGCGACGACCGGGCGACCCCAGAGCTGCGGGCCGGCCATCTGGATCACGTTGGCGAAGATGTAGCGGCTCTCGCCGTCCTTCGTCAGCTCGATCCGCGCCCAATCGGTCGGGTGCAGCACGATGCCGTCCGCCGGATACTCGGCCAGCGACGCCTGCAGGAGCGCGAGGCGAAGCGTGTCGATCATCGTCTCGCCGGACACCGAGAACGCCGCCGAGTAGGCGGTCGCGTTCGGCACCAGACCGGACAGGTGCTCGCCCGTGCCGTCGCCCTTGAGGATTTCGTTCTCCTCAGCGAGCATCAGGCCGTAGCGCAGTTCGCCGTCGATCTCCGACTGGAGCTGCGCCGCGTCGTCCATCGCCTGACGCGAAATGTGGACCCAATGCGCGATGGTGCGCACCGGAGCGTCCGCACGCTCGTAGGTGTAATTGGACTCGGGCTTCTGGGCGCCTTCCGAGACGACCGCAGCATTGTTGGTGCGCGCGAGCATCTTGGCGTACTCGACCAGATTGGACGTGGTGCGCCCGGTCTGGAGAAGCTGGCGAATGGTCATCTGCCGGCGGGGAATGCCGACGATTTCCGTTTCCCGATCCGACCAGATCAGGCTGCCGCTGGAGCCGGTGGCCGACGTGATGGCGTTCTGCACGCCGATCTTGACCGTGCCGCGGGCGCCGTTGTTGACGAACGACTTCAGCTCGTCGCTTTCGATGGTCTGCTGGCCGAACGATTTCGGCTTGTCTTCGCCACCACCGCCACGGAAGCCTGCGAGCTTCTGCTCCAGGTCGTGATTGCGGGTCTCCGCCGCTTCCAGCCGGTTCTCCAGCTTGGTGTGGGCGTCGGTCAGCTTGGACTGCGCAGTCAGAAGGTCGTCGGCCTTGGACTTCAGTTCGGAAGTCGTGTTGCCGGCGTCTTTACTCTGCTTCAGCGCGTCCTCGGCGGTGCGCTTCACGTCGTCGCCGACGCGCTTCAGTTCCGACTTCACGTCGGCCAGCAGCTCTTCGAGCTTGCCGGGGTTGGTCTCGTTGCGCACCGAACCGAAAACGCCGGCAGGACGCGCAGCCATGAGTGCCAGCACGTTCACGTGCGGCATCTTGCGGATGCTCATTGATTTTCTCCGATTAAAGGGACTTGAGGCTTTCCAAGAGGCTTGACACCTCGGTCATGACGGCAGCGTCCTGCATGCCGGATGAGGCAGCGCCAGGCATGCCCCCTTTCAGAGCGGCGACAAGGTCGCGACGCTCCGATCTTGAGACGCCTGCCCGTGCGAGCAGCGCGTCGATCTTGTGGGCCGCCGCGGTGGGGCGGGCGGTGCCTTCGTTCTTGGCCGAAGAGGCAACCTCATCCGACGATAGCAGGCTGTCTGCGAAACCCTTGTCCACCGCGGTCGAGCCGCCGATCCACGTCTCGCGGTCGAGCATGGCCGCCAGTTCGGCGTCCTTGATGCCCGTGCGCGCCGCGTAAATGTCGACGGCGGCCTGATCGAACGGCTCCAGCCAGTCGGCGACATCGCGCAACTGGTGGCGGTCGCCCATGGAGACCACCCAGGTGTTATGGATCATCAGGAAGCCGGCGCGGGCGATCTGGATCTCGTCGCCGGCCATCGCGATGACGGATGCGGCAGACGCAGCAATGCCCAGCACCTTCACGGTCACCTTCGCCGGGTGCTCGCGCAGCATGTTGTAGATCGCGAGGCCCTCGAAATAGTCACCGCCGGGCGAGTTGATGTTCACGACTACGTCGTTCTTGCCGATGGCCCTGAGCGCGCCGCCAATCCGCTTTGCGGAGACGCCGTCGCCCCAGAAGTCCTGTCCGATCACGTCGAGAACCGAGATGGTGTTCTCGTCCTCGATCTCGGCTGCGGCATGCACATCGGGGTTCCACCGATTGAGCGCCGAAGGCATGACCTCGGTGCGCATACCCGGCCGCGCCGAGATTTCCGCGTGTGGCAGCTTACGCTTGCTCATCGCGTTTCCCTTCGTTTTTGATGCCGAGCCAGGAGAGCATCGCCGCGCGGGCGCTGTTGCCGTCCGTGGCTTCGCCGAGCTTGTCGAGCGGTGCGAGATTGGTCTGAGCCGTCAGGTCGTCGCCGCCATCCTTGCGCGGCAGGTTCAGTTTCGCGCGGCCTTCGTTGCGGGTCATGAGGCCGTTCTGGCTCATCGAAGACAGGAAGTTGGCCTTCGCTGTCGAATCCATCTGGAGCAGCGCTTCGCGGTTGAACTCCGCATAGCGGCGCCGGTTGCCGGTCGGGCGGATGAGCTGCTTCTTGATCCGCGCCTCGATGCGATCTGCGAGCGGGTCGATGCCCAGCGTCAGCCAGGAGATAAGGATCTGCTCCACACCGGAGCCCCACATCGTCTGGCCCTCGGCCGCATGACCGATGACGATTGGCGGCACACCGAACCAGCGGCAGATTTCCTCGACGCCGAACCGGCGCGTCTCCAGCATCTGCGCGTCTTCCGGGTTCAGCGTGATGGGCTGGTATTTCATCCCTGCTTCGAGGGTGAAGATGCCGCCAGCGTTCGCAGAACCCGCCATCGGATCAACGATGTTCTTCTTGAGCTGCGCGCGCTGCTCGGGCTTGAGAACCTGATCCACCGTGAGGATGCCGGTCGGGCGAAGACCGTTAGCGAACGTTTTGCTGGCCGTCTCGTCAGCCGCCATGGCTGCGCCGAGCGAGTTGGCGCCGTAGGCGATCGGCGAAAGCCCCATGTCGAGGTTGGTCAGCCCCTGCCCGAAGCCCTTGATGTGGAAAATCTTGTCACGCGGCAGTTCTTCCGTCTTGCCGCGGTCGATCACCCGGAACACCAGTTCGCCACTCGGGCGGCGGAACGGCGTGCAGTGTGTGCTGGCAATCGGCTGCAGGGACGAAAGGTTGCGACCGGAATAGACGCGCTCGGAATAGGAGTTGCCGTGGGTCAGCAGCCAAGCGACCACGGTCTCCCAATATTCGAGCGATGTCTGGTCCTCGTTCGGGCTGTCCGAGATCACGTCGGCGATTGCATCGTCGACCTTCTCCCGGCTGTCATCGCCCTTCTTTTCGTAGACCGAGATTGGCATGCACGAGAGCGCCTGTGCCGACAGCTTCACGCATGCCCAGGCGGTCGAAAGCTGTAGCGCGGATTCCATCGTGACGGACTTGCCAGCGGTGCTCTCGCGTCCGAAGAACTGCGACCACGAAGCGCCGTCGCTCAGCCGAAGACGGCGATCCTTGGCGATCTCGTCCGAGACCGAATTGTAGAGCTTGAAGGGTGCCGCCAGAACGGTCGCGAGCGCACCCATCAGGCCACCATCATGACCGGATCGGACAGGAAGTCATCCAGATTGCCGCCCGGCGCCTCGGGGTTGCGGCTCATCACCGTGACCGCATCGAACAGCGCCATCACCGGGTCGATCTTCGCGTCACCGGCATTCTGCTTCGTGGCCCGGATTGCCGTAGCCGTTGGCTCGATCTTCAGGTTGCCGACACACCATGCCATGAGCTTGGAGCCGCCATGGCGCAGCGTGCCGTTCGCAAGCTTGCGCTCGGCAGTCTTGATCGCGTTCATCATGGCGTAGCCTTGCGGTGCGCCGATCACTCGGCCGTTTTCCGGGGTGATGTCGATCGCGGCCAGCGCCTCGATCAACTCCCCCAGCCCTGCCGGGTCGACTGCGACTGACGCCAGAAGCCCGCGCTCCTTCACGTCGTCGATGATTTCGATAATCTCGGAGATGTCTGCCAGTTCGTCATCAACGATGGTCAGTTCCCCGTTTCGCTCGAAGTCCTGCAGCTTGGACGCGATCGACTTGCGCCGCTCCAGCACGCCCTTGTGGCACCACGCATGCGACCAGCAGAGCCAGTCCCGCGTCGTGCGGTGCCGGCCTACGATCGATAGGCCGAACAAATCATCCAAGCCGCCACCGTCGATGCCGATCACCGCGACTTCCGACTGCTCCAGCAGAACGTCGAGGGAAAGCGCGGGATCTGCTCGCGATGACCAGAAGTCGGCGCCGGCCCAGCGGTTTGCCCGCAGGTTCATGCCGATCTCGACGTTCAGGTGCTTGGCAAAAAATGTCTGTGTGCCCTTGCCGCCCTCTTTGGCCTTCGCAAACTCGCGCTTGAGCCAGTCGAGGCGAACAGAGCGCCCAAGGTTCGGGTTGGTGATGTAGAAGTTCGCCGGGTCCAGATACGCCTCGGCTTCGATCATCTTCTCCGGGAACTCGTAGATCACCGGCAGGAACCGATTGTCCTCAATCTGGCCGTCCCGCACCTTGCGGGCATAGTCGAGCTTGTCCTTGAACACCCCTGCCGGCGGCTCATCGCTCTGCGTCGACAGGTAGATGATGAAGCCCTCGGGCCGCGACACCAGACCGCCGGTCGCTTCCTGCAGCATCGTGTCCGCATGCGGGCGCTTGCCGAAGACCCAAAGCTCGTCGATCAGCACCCGGCCGGACTTCTTGCCCGACACCGTGTCCGTATCCGCCGCGACAACCTTCAGCGCGGCCTTCGTCACCCGATGCGTGATCGTCCGCAGATGATCCTGAACGTGGAACAGTTCCTCAAGCTCAGGATCGTTGCGCACCATCGAGGCGGCGGGCTTATAGCTGTTCTGCGCGACCTCGATTGTCGGCGCCAGGATCAGCAGTTCCTCATCCTCGCGCCAGTTGATGATCAGCGCCGTCAGCATGATGCCCGCGGCGATCGTCGACTTGGTGTTCTTCTTCGAGATCAGCAGGAAGAACTCGCTGATCAGTTGCTCGCCCGTCTCCGGGTTGTTCGCCCCGAAGATCGCGGCGACGTAATCGAACACCCACTGGTCGCAGACCTCGCCGAATGTCGGCTTGCCTGGAAGATCCACGACCTTCAGCGACTTGAAGACCGTAAGCGCGTATTCAGCCTCGCTGGCAAACAGCGGCGCGAACGGGATCAGCCCCTCGCCCGCCGTGATGCGGCGCTCCCAATCCGGACAGGCCGTCGACCATGCGGTCATTTCGTGTTGTCGGCCACGAGACGAGGCGGCTGACGCGCGCTGAACTTGCCGGCGACGCTCTCAGCACCCTTCTGGCGCTGGTCCTTCTTGCCGCCGGCAGCATCGGCCTGCTTCGCATGGACATACGGAGCCGCGGCAATCGCCATCTTGTCCCGGCGGTCCTTATCCGTCTCCGCGTCGTTCATGACCTTCATCATGTATTCGAGCGGCGTCATGTTCGCCGCCTTTGCCGCAGCCTTCGCATTCTCCACAGGAGCAGGCGCGGCCTCGCCCGGCTTAGCCTTGCGTGGACGGCCAGCGCCCGGCCTGAAACCGCCGCGTGCCATGGTGTTTCCTTCGATTGTTCTAATGCGATTTCATGGGCTTGCGAGCCCCGCGATCGACCGTGCGGAATTCAATCCGTTTTCAAACAGCCAGATAAAATCTCTGCGTGCG